AGATGAGACTGTCACGTTGCTGTTCAACTTCGCGTAGTGACTTTGCCATAAGGGCCAGGTTACCGGTAAGAGCAATCGTAGCTACCGCATCGCTGCCAGCAACTTCGACAAGCTTACCTTCGTCGTCGTATGTAAGCTGACATGGAACGATGTCTTTGCGTTTGAGGATGTGGGCATTGCCTTCACTGATTGGAACCAGTGCGCCATTTTTGATTAGCTTGGCACCAGGGATGGTCTTTACTTCTTCATTTTCATTTTCGTTCATGGTAAATCCTATGTTTGATCAAAGTAGGGCTACCCCATAAGAGGTAGCCCGTACATTATAGACCAACAGAGGGCTTTACGCCACTGCGGCTACTGACCAGACCATTGATTCCGGCTTAATAACTTCAAAGCCGTAAACCATGAGGCCACGAACCAGTTCACCGTGCTTACGAGGGTTAAGCATGTGAACCAACTTCTGATCTTCCATCTGAGCAGCAAACGTTAACGCAGACTTATGACATGCGATAACATTGTACTCGCCACCGGCAACAGCTAACAGGTTCGAGCTGTACAGGGTGAAACGGTCAATCATACCCAGTCGACCGTTACGGACGATTGAGGTGTCGTCACCAGCGATGGATGCATCACGAAGATCAGACTTCTTAATCAAACCTGCGATACGAGCTGGCAGGATGATAGAGCGTTGCGTTTCAGGTACGTTCTGCTCATCAAGAACAGTACCAATGTCAACGATCCAATCGATAACATTCGCTCTGGTCAAAGCTACAGGAGTACCGGCTACACCAAGATCGATATCTTGGGAGATGATACCAGCGTTAGCACCTTGGTTCTCTGGTGCAGCATCCAGGTAGATTTCACTTAGAACACGAGAGTCTACAACTGTAGCCATCTGCTCTGAAGCGTCACCTGCCCAGTCGTCCATCAAGTTGATATCAGACTGATACTTATCGACACCTTCGATACCGAAGCTGAAGGAATGACCGCGGTCGATTTCCAACAGCATGCTTGGAGACTCAGGGTATTCATAGTCGAGGTCCATACCGACTTCGTAATCAGTGATTGCGATGTCTGGAGTGGTTCGGATATGTACCGAGTCACCGTACGCTTTAATCTCACCCTGGTAGTCGGTATTGGCAATGTCACCAATAACGGTAGCTGGGTAAAACTTTTCCACCAACAGACCTGACCAGATCTGAGGGATAAATTTAGACGTCGAATCCGACGCTAAACTTGGGTACTGACCACCGGCTACACCACCGGTGGCTGATCTTACTAAACGAGGCATATATTGCTCCAAATTAAAAAAGGTTTGAAGCGTCTACCTCTGTCCGACAGGACTGTTCGGTTCGTTAGTCCTGTACGCGGCCTTCAGCAAACGCTAGTTTAATTTGAGCCTCTTCTGCATCGAGAGCCGCGCCTTCTTCAGCGCTGACATTACCTGCCATCGCTCTTCGATTGTACGCGCTCTTACGATTGTAAAAGTCTTTCACTTCAGCACCACTGTAGACCATTTCAAAGCCTTGAGGTGTTGCTGTCCCGGGGGCAACATAATCAGTTGCGCGAGACGTGTTAGGTTCTACTACAGAGGACTCTACTGGGCGTTGTGCCATATAAGTATTAACAAAACGAGCTACACTTACAGCATCGAATGCGTCTTGTGCTAGATCAAGGTCTGCTTGTCGCGGGTTGCCGGTTGCGTCATCGATCTGCGCCAGCCAAGCAAAGAAATGCTTATCGGCGTTAGCTTCTTTCCACTTGGGAGAAAGCTTATCGAGTTCTGCGTAAAACTCTCTTTCCATACCGTTAGCCGCTGGCTTTTCAACAACCTGATTAGGTTGAGCGTTGTGGCTGTCGATACTGGCTTCGAGTTCTGCGATCTTCGCCTGGTAACTAGCATTCAACTTTTCGATAACATCAGCTGCATCTTCACCGAGGTCTTCACGATCTTCATCGCTAAGTACGCCCTGTTTAGAATTAGACACTGGAGCTGCAGACTTAAGTCTCTCGACCTCAGCTTCTAATTCATTGATACGACTTTGTGCTACTTCAAGTTTAGCGCTTAGTTCTTTCGAACGAATGTCGCCCTTCGCACGCATGTTCTTGTAACGTGTCTCGTAGTCCATTAAGGGTTCTACGGGAGGAGCTACAGGAGCAGGTTGTGATTCTACAAGTTCATCTACTTTCTGAGAGTCAGCGGGCGGCTGTGCCGGTGCCGAGTCAGTAGTTGCTGGTCGTGGTGCTATGGGGGCCGCTGGAGACGAATCAGTGTTATTCTGTTCGTGCAGAAGCCTTGCCATGTTTGCTTTATTTTTTACAGCAGTTGGTAAGCCCATTAAAACATTCCTTCTTCAAGTTGGTTAAAGCACCTGTAACAAAGACTCGACCAAGAGTTTTACTACAAGCTTTTAATCCAAGAGTTAGGGAGACGGTTCCCTGATACTTAAACTCTACTTAAGCTGTGAGTGAATCATGTGGTTAGCATGCTCAGACAGCTACCATAGCTTTAAGCCTGTCGACGTTGTACGCCACGTCGAGGCTCAACCTGCTTATCTTCAATCTTCTGAAGCAAACTTGTTAAAGCCGCGTGAGCCCCTTGTGCTTTCAACACCTGACTATTGTCAAGTGAAGTAAGACAAGTTGTCTCATGTACCTTCAACTCCAATTGAATGGAGTCTGTAAGTTGTTTTATGTTTGTTATCATCTTCTACGATCATTATCGTTAAAAGTTCGATCTCTTCGTCCAACTCGTGGAGTACTTGATCTTTAATTGACCTGTAGTCTACACCCCAATTTCCGCCACGGTCAGGGGGCAAGGAGGGTAGATTATCTAGTTTGTGACCCGGTTCACGGTTCGATGGGTTCGGTTGTGATTCACCAGGGCTGGCTAGTGGGGTGCGAACTACGTCACGTTGCTGTGCGGCAATGATCCTGGCTTTGGTCTGGGCAACAATGTAGGAATCCCGTTTCGGCTCCTTGTCCTGGAAGGTATCGCCTCCCAGGTTATCTTCTACATTATCCGGATCATCGCAACAGCACAGGCACAGGGGATTGTAGCCCATGTGCGTAGTGGCCTGGGCAAGGTGGAGAGGACCGATCATGGATTGTCCGGCGCGATCAAGCTGACATCACTGGCGCACGAAGAGTTACCGCTTATCGTTTGCTCGTGCAGCAATACAGTCTGGCCGGAACCTTTAAGGAAATACTTTATGTTGCCGGTAGCAGAGTCGACTACCTGATCAGCTTGTAACAGATCAAGTAGCGCGTCCGTGCGTGCAAGTATTTCGTTTTGGTTCGTCTCGGTAGCATCGCCGCATTCGTTAGCGGGAACAAAGTGAGTGTACATGTAAGTCATGGCTTTACTCTGTTATGGTCGTATTAACGTTAACAAGCACCGATGTCGCAACGTTCTTACTCAACAGTTCAGTTGCTGTGCCGCGTAGTAGCTTCCTAACGGTACCCGCTCCTGCTGACGACTGATACTCCTCATCGGCTTCCAGTAAGTTAAGTATGCGAGTCAAGGCTACTTTCTCTGCGGCAGTTAGGCCGGTGGCCAATGAGCTTATAGCTGTCATGACTGAGCTTACTGCTGAAGTTAACTCCGCTTCTGTTGCCGCGTCGTACGTTACGAGTTCTGACTGCACGTCTGCAGAGCTTAGGTTGTTTAGTGCAGCTATGGCCGAAGTTATTATGGCCTCGCTATCACTAACGTTTGTCGCAGTGGATACACCGAACGCTGTTAGCAGTTGAGTCACATCGGCGGCACTAAGATTGTTGAGGGCAGTTATCGCGTTAATTATCGCACCTTGTGATGCAGTAAGGTCCGCGGGTACAACCGCATCGTACGTTACAAGTTCGGCTTGTACGTCTGCTGCACTTAAGTTGTTTAGAGCGGACAGTGTTGTCTGTAAGTTACCCTCTACAGTAGAGAGCTGTGCCGTTGTAGAAGGAGCATAAGCTACAAGAGCTGCGGTTACAGCGCCTTGGAATGCAGCCAAGGTCGTATTACCATCAGCATCATTGTTTATAGCCGACTCTATCGTGGCAGCTAACGCGTCACGGAAAGCTTGGCCGTCACCGTCATCAAGTAACGCGGCTTCTACAGCAGTGGAGATCTGTTGTGCGGTAGGAACTTGAATATTGGAAATGTCAGATTGTATTGCTCCCTGAGCGGCTGTGAGTTCAGCAGAGGTAGCTGCACCGTATACAACAAGCTCTGACTGTATATCATCGCTGCTGATATCGTTAAGAGCGCCGATTTTATCTTCAATGGAAGCCTGGGCTGCGTCGAGTTCGAGTTTAGTCGGCGCATCATAAGTAACCAGCTCAGATTGTATATCGACAGCGCTAAGATCATTAAGAGAAGTAATTTCATTTTCAATACTCGTTTGTGTCGCACTAAGTGCAGTAGTTAGGTCAGCGGGTATTACCGCATCGTATGTTACAAGCTCAGCTTGTACTTCAGCTGCGCTTAAATCGTTTAGTACAGCAATATCATCTTGTACCGCCGTTTGTGCCGCTATGATGTCGGCAGGCTTAGCAGCTCCGAATGTCACAAGCTCAGCCTGGACTTCAGCTGCAGTAAGAGGTGTTCCGAAGTTGATGTTACCAATATCTGTCTGCAGTGCAGAAAGAGCGCCCGCTAATTCAGAACCAGTGGCAGCATCGTATGTTACAAGCTCGGCCTGTACTTGTGCAGCCGTAAGACTGCTGATATTGTTAATGCTTGTGAGAAGTGCTGCCTCGGTAGCCGTAAGCTCAGCCCTTGTGGCCGCTCCGTATACCACCAACTCGGCCTGTACGTCCGCACTACTTAAATTGTTGAGAGAGGATATGTCCGTCTGTACAGCTGTCTGCGCGTCCGTGACGTCTGTAGTTGTGGCCGCTGAGTAGTCTATTAATGCAGCAGATACCGCTCCCTGGAATGCCGCCAGGGTAATGTTGTTTCCTCCTCCGGCATTGTTGCCTATAGCCGCTGCGATTTGCATTGTCAGGGCGTCACGGAAAGCCTGTCCGTCACCGTCGTCAAGTAACGCGGCTTCCACTGCTACAGCGATCTCATCGAGCTGGGGTATAGATAAACCGCTTATAGCTGAGAGTATGCTCGCACTGGCGCTATCGAGTGCATCGAATCGAGCCGAGGTGTTCTGTTCGTAATTCCATTCAGCATCACTTACTATGTCGGTGCCGTTCCAGTAGAATTCACCAGTGGCACGCAGAGCATCGTTACTCTGCCTGTACATAGCGAATACATAATAACCGGGAGGAAGGGTCGCCGGAACAGTAGCGCTATACCTTCTACTTTGAGCACCCCTGAAGGTAGCGCCAACGGTCATAACAAACATGCCGTCGTCGCCGGATATTTGAAAGTAATGATCTACGTCGTTGTTGTTGCTGAACGCAATTAGAGTGTTAGCCATTATAGATTATCCTGTATACCTGCTGTCATGTCAGCTAGTAGGTTTAGAAGTTCTTCCTGTAGTTTTTCATCACCGTTAGCGAAAACCACCATAGCATTTTGCGCCTGGCCTATAATCCCCATTAAACTCGGAACCAAGGCTTCGGGAGTAGCGGTTAGTACCTGCTGTAGAGAAGTCTTATACAACACAGACAAATTCATTCTGAGGTTGGCGTAAGACAAAGCCTCAGCTGTTATCTTAGCGCAGAAATCTTCAATAGATAACCCGTCTATGTTTGCCCATGTAGCGACTAGAACTGTTTCGTTAGGGCTCAATGTATTAGCAAAGAACTTATCTGATAGACGAATCTTATCCTCCCACTCCTCTATTAGGAATCGAGGATGCTTACCTTCGATAGTTTCATAGACCTCGGAAGCAAAGTCAGTCATTAACTCTTTTATGATGGTAGGGTTCATGGTCTCTTCCATTCTATTGAAAGTTGTAGATCGAACGTAGCAATCTCAACTCCGGGATTTGTCGATCTGTGCTGATAAGAAAAACTACTAGTGGTATCATTCTCATCAAGTCGTACATGCCACTCCATTATCATGCGCTTGTTTTGATCTGTACCGGTAGTGTCTCCGTCTGCGGCCTGACCGGGGCCAGTAGAATCTTTACCCTCAGTCTTAGATATTTGACCCAGCTGAGTGAAGTTATTATCCACAAGGCGTGCCTCATGATCCTGCGAAACAGAATCCACATAAGACTGACCGTAGGCACGCAAAAGATATAAGCCTGCGGGATTATCCTCCGGAGGAGTTACCGTGAGCACTGTCTCCCAGTTGATCGTATCATTAATGTCGTCTTCCGGTCCCACCATTTCATAGGTGTTCTCTTCAATATCTGCAGGTCTACCGAGAGCCATTACTTTCCACCCTTCTCTTCTGTGACAGTACCGGTGAGGTTACCTTTAGCATCTCGCTTAGTAGAGAAGACTTTGGTAACAGGCTCATCGGAAGAACTGTCAAAGTTGAACACAAAGTTACCAGCTTCATTCAGTGATGCGTTTTTCTCAACCATATTCTGAATGTCGTTGATAGCTCCTGTCATATCGTTTTTAAGAGTATCCATGTTCTTCATTACAGCATCGATAATCTCTTTCTGTATCGCAGCCGGATCGAACTGAGGTTCTACGGGCTCGCTTGAAGCCGCAGCTGCCGCCTGCTTGTCAGCTGATTGCTGTTGCATTGCAGCAGTACGTATCGTTGCTTGTATGTTAGCAGCGATCTCCTCACGCTTAAGCTGAGCCTGCACATGTATCTTCTCAAGCTCAGTCTCACGTGCGATGTCCTGCTTACGCTTATCAAGCTCGTACTGCTTATCCATCTTGACCACCTCAGCGTTACTGCCTTGTGAGGCTTGTGCTTGCTGCGTCTGCTGTGCAGCGCGTAGCTTCATCATCTCAAGCGACCTGGCTGCTTCCCTGTCTGCGACACGGTCTTGCGCTTCACGATCAGACTTCTGCTGTTCGAACTGCAGCTTAGCCTGGTCCATCTGCGACTGTGCTTCAATCTTAGCCATGGCCGGATCTGGTGGAGGTGGTGCGTTCTCAATCTCCATTGCCTTCTTTTCAAGATCCTCATCAGTCGGGATAACACCGTCATCGATATCGGGATAACTATCCAGTACAGCTTTAAGTAATCGAGCACGTCCTTCGACTCCCATAATTTGACGGTCTTCGGGGTTGTTTGTAAGTTCGAGCATAGCCATGTGTGATGCACGAGAACTATCACGCATAAGCATGGCGTTGGCACCACGAGCAACAACTTGACAGTCACCTTTAACTGTATCGTCGTCATGGTACATCATGTTGTTGTCATACATCATCTGTAACTTAGGTATGATGATATCAACATCGATGTTCATGATAGCTGATCGAAGTAGCTTGGTGCTGTTGTCAGCAAGCATAGCGCGACCGCGTGCAGTGGCGTCGGCTCCCTGGCCCTGGCTCTCAGTGCCCTGGAATAGACGCGGTATACCCGTATCCTCATCTGCCTGCATCTTGAACTTATCGATAACAGCCATAAGCTCCTGTGCGTTACTTGTAGGCTGGAAGAATCTTACCGCAGGGCGATCACCTGAGTGCTCTGACTCACGCGCTTGCCATATCTTAAAAGGATGAATGTCGAACGGATCGGTTTCAGACGCCAGGCGTGTGTAGTCGACTTCAGCCTGGAAGCCGGACGCGTGTGCAAGATTGTTCTGTAACGCACGCGATGTAGCGTTGATCATTCGTCCTGATGATCGCATGAGCATTGACGGCGAGTTTCCGGATACATTGCCGGGTACTTTTTCGTACGATGTGCAATGTATTGGACGGCGGTATAGTGGGTCTGGATTAATAACTGCCCGAATGACCTCCCCTCCGATAAGGATTGCATCAATATCGTAGGACGCGAGTGGATCACCGATATCATCTGGATGTATACCCGACTCAAGTAATTCGATTCCTTGGGCCTTACCGTACCAGTGAAGTCCATCAATCTCCGTTGTGCTCTTTTGCCAGAAGTAAAGGTGGTCTGCAATTTGCGATCTAGCGCTGTCTGTCCACAGCCAATTTCGCAAGCCGTTACGTCCGTGCATCTGCAATACATTTCTTATCGCCTCTTCGTTATAACCGGGTACGCCTATCAGGTTATACACATCTTCAACGTTAAGGCGTAATCGTTCAATGAAGTCATGCATTTGAATATTGTCTGCCCCAGGTGCCCAATAGGCATCGAATGGGTTAACGCTACGAAAGCATCGTGTCTGCTCCATACCGCTTACCATTTCCATGCCGAACGGTCCACGCTCCCATCTAAGGGTGGGCTTGTTCATAACGAAAGGACCTTTCATGAATGCTACCGGGTATGTGCAGATATCATCAATGAAGTCAGATAAGGCTTTATGCCATCCGCCTTCCTGGAGCTGATCGAATATCAATGTCTCGTGGTTACGGGCGGCTGCTCGTGCTTGCTGTCGTATGAGGGCTTTAGTTTTTTCCTCAAGCATACGAGCCTGGTCAACAGGGTCCATAGGTTGGCCGTCTTGTCCGGTGAAGTTAGGGTTACTATTGATACGATCAATGATAGCCTCTTCCATGTACTTCGGAAGCTTGGGGCGATCAGTAGGGTCGATACCGTAAGCCTTCTCTGCTGCAGGCATCAATATAGATTTTATGTGTGCGATACCAGCTCGTACCTTTGCAGTAGCAGTACGAATGAATATGTCCGATCCACCAGCCTCAGCAATAAGAGCCATTTCATCAGGGGCGTATTCCCCTTTACGATCACGCAAACAGTCGAGCATATCGTGCTCGACTATCGTCTTGTTTGACTTAGCCGATTCCCACGACTTAAGTATTTTGTTGGCCAACATTGTCTTAGCTACAACGGAATTATCTTCCATTATGTCGAAGCTAAGTTTTGTATTATCCGCTGCACGCTCAGTTAACATGTTAGATGTTTGCTGAGGTGTTTTTATTCCTAGTAATTGCATTAAGTATACGCGCCCATTGAGTTACGTCCACGTCTTCGAGGTGCACCGGCTTTTGGTGATGGTGTTTCCTGTCCGATAGGATTAGTAGAGTTAATCATTTTACGAGGGTCGGTTCGTGCGACTCCCAGTGATGAGTCAAGATTTTCTTTATCAAGACTTAACGACCAGGTCATGAGGGCGTCTGCTCCGTTGGAGTTACGGTCATGCCTTGGCTTATCCTTCCATGCTCCTCTGATAGCATCCCACTCTTTGCGGTAGTTATCGAGTCGAGCAATTCCTTCTTCACAATTCTGTTCGTCTATCTCAAGCAGCGACATAGCACGTCGCGCTGAGGTTATAGCTACAGCCTTGTCTGAAACCTTCGGTACAACTTTAAAAGTCACACCGTAGTCTTTAGCTTGATCCCATGGAGATAAAGCGTCGAACGCACCGCGACGTTTAATATCGTGTGGCCCCCACCATTCTCCCAGTGACCATTTTTCTTTCATAGCATGATCACGTATCATATCGATGTAATGATCCATACCGAAATCTGTGTCTTCTAAGTAGCCTATAGCTTGCCACTTATTTCCTATGCGTTGCATCAACCAGATAGCCATCTCATCGTTAAGACCCAAGTCCCAGAAGCTGTGAACGAGCCTGCCCGACACGTGAGGTACAAGTTTAATTCTTCCCTCTGCCCGCATCTGCTCCATCTGCTTTTGGAAGTAGTGTCCTTCGCCTGACGCGTCGAACGCTTCCTTCGGTGTACTGGGATGCTCTTGTAGCATCTTGTCACCGAGTAAGGATTCCTGTACCGCGTACCATGACATCTGGTTTATATCAAGTTCAATATCATCATTCTTTTTAAGCTCAGCAAAGTAAGCTATAAGTCTGTTTGGTATTGTAACGTTTACTACGTCTTTGTCCGTGAGTCTGTTTTCAGGCTTATCGAACCAAGCGTAGAAGTGCCCTTTGAATCCGAGTGAAGTGAGCTTACGGCCCATCTTCTTATCGTTCATGGCTTTGTTTGTCAGCTTATAAAATTCTCCGTCCTTACCGTCCGCAGTCGACTCTACGAATATAAAGCCGTTATTGTGAACGGTAGGGAAGGAGCCAAGTACAATTTCCTCTGCGATGTCAGGTCTGTGCTTAGATATGTAGCCCAATTCCGAAACGTGTAACAACTGACAGGTGCCTGACCGGCCCGATGTCAATACATGGATACTTGATCCGTTCGAAAACTTTAGTGCCGTCTTGTTCGATTCCACTAATGTAATCATGTCGCGTATCTGAGGGTGCAAGTTAACGTAAGGAAATTCAACCTTAGTCTCCATGATCTCAGCTGCAGAGTCTTTCTTATGTGCGATGATTACTGCGCGTGTGTTAGGAACAAATAGGCATTGGTCGAGAATGAAAACATCGATAGCAGTTGAGAAGCCATGCTGACGTGATTTAAGGATGACGTTACGGTACCACATATTACGCAAGAACTGTTCTTGCGCAGGACGCAACTTAAACTTAACTACCTCACCATCTTCGTTTACGATATAGTAAAGATTATTAAGTCTCCAAAACATGTCAGCCATATTGGCTTTCGATATAGTCTCGGCCTCTTCAGGCTTATAAGTCACCCCCTTGTAGTTGAAGGACTGCTTTTTCCTTCTGCTATTACTGTATAGTTTCGCACTCATGCAGAATTATCCTCGATCTTAGGTAATCCCTGCGAACCAACGTATCCGACAATCATGTCAAGCATCTTATCGCTACCGCTTTGCTTCTGGCTGTTATCTACAGCGTACGCTCCGTGATAGCGTAGGAGCTTGTCAAGGGCTCCCAGCTTGTCATGCATTACGAATTCTATTGTCTCTGTGATATCACCATCCAACCTATCACGTTTGACTTTGATGGACTTTACCCCAGCCATGACTTCGCGGGGTATTTCGGTTAATCTTTTTACCTGGAAGCTGCCATCGGCGTTTACTTCGAACATATCAATTAGGTTAGAAAGACCAATGGCCCGTACTTCATTAAGCACGAGCCGTAGTTCTCTATTCTCTATGGTATTGAGACCTTCCTGTTCATGACGATCTACAAGTTCTTGCATCTCGTTTAGAACGCTCTTCTCCTGTTCGGACAAGAGTTCACCGGACACTGCCGGAAGTTGATCCTCCGGCTCGTCTAGTAAAGCCATATCTTTAGCTAATTGATCTGAGTCTGTCATATCTTATTCTCGCTGCTGCATAACCGGCAACTCTTTTTGGACGATTACGATTCCAGGCTTTCTTACCTAACCAGGAAGATACGCCTTTCTTAAATAATCTTGATGTGAAGCGAGTGCTACCTTCAGCAATCATAGCTTCTTCCATCTTCTCGTTCCAGAATTCTAAATCTTCTACACGATGCGGCTCCCACAAACCATTACGATCAAGGATGTATATGAAGCCACAATCGTGTCCGAAGTCGTGCATTACGAATGCCTTCTTAGCTTTAAGCCTACTGCGTATAATTTTACGCACTAAGGGCATCCACTTTATAGAATCGGGAGTACTATCAAAATCAGTTACGAATCCAGCATGGATAACACAACGGGCACCTTTATCGTTATCGTGTTCAAGATACCAAACGATAGGCGATAACAACTTGTAGTTGTCACCGTCGAGTACTTCTACCTGTAATACTGAATCCGTAAATACTGACATTAGAATCTCCGTACAGTTAACACAACGTTAGTTACCCTAACATCGCCACCAGAGGAGCCTGCATACGCCAGGGACAGGGAGGACGGCCCGTTTATAGTCCGTACAGTCCTGAGATATTCCGAAGTCCTTTGCCCGGGAGTAGCTGATGATACAGTAGTTATGTTCGTACCGCTTACAGTACTTCCACCTACTCGCATCTCGGCTGACAAAGTATCAGACGGTACAGTACTACTCCATGTCCAGCTTATTTCAAGTTCATAGAATCCAGCTGTGGGAGTAGTAAAATTAAAATCCAACGTATCCAGGGTCGAGGTGTCATTGAGACCGCTGTTAAAAACCCGGTTAGCTGAAAATACCAAACCCTCTACGAAGTCCTTACGTACCAAAGTATTGTCCGGATCAAACGCACTGATAGGTAAACTCGCACTGACCCTGGCACTCATACCGATGTTAGTGCTATTCAAAGTTATATTGGGTCCACCTTGTCTGGATAACTGTACGTTGGATGTTCCCGCTCTCAAACTACCTACGACAACGTTATTATTTCTGAAACTAATAGTACCGTTACCTGCTCCCGCGTTATTGAACGTAAGCGTTTGTGCTCCGGTATTAGTAGCTCCTATATTAACGCTTTGGAGGAAAGTTTTACGACCGTTAACTTCCTGATCTACGTCCTCAGTGCTAACGAATAGAGATGTGTCAACAGCACCGCCGCCACCTTCACCCGGAGGTCCGGCTGGCCCGACTGG